CCAGTTACAGTTGGCCCTCCGAGTGTATGTCCATGAGCCATTGCACTGTGCGTATGCGTTGACGATCCACCCGTCGCGCCGCCATTGGTGGTGTTGTTCGGTACATGTTTGATGTACCGGCCCATTGTGTTCGGGCGATTAGCACCATACCCCGAGGGAGCACCATTAGCCCACGCGCCACCGTCGCAGTGCTTGTAAGTGTTCGGGATAGATGCAAGCGAGAATGCCCATACCCCAATCAAACCACGTGGGGCTAGTAGGCGAGTATCCAGGTCCACTGCCCCTATACGGCCAAATGCATACGCTGCTTGGTTGGACCCAAAGCCAGTGAAGCAGATGTAGTGAACGGTCCGGTTGGCGGGCTCATTAGAAGCCGATCCCGATGTGAGGGCTGTACTCTGGAGTGTGTGTGTACAGTCGTAGGCATTATTCCCACCCCCGCCCTGGTCTACGCTTTGATCGAATGCCGATGCATCCCCCAATGTGTGTGAGTGGCTTACGTCATGCGTGTGGGTAGCCGCACCCCCCGTACCTCCAGGATCGGTACTACTGTTCGGGACATTCCGGAGGTACTTGCCCAACAGGTTCGGGGTAGTCACACCATTCACAGTGGACCCATCGCACTTGGACCAACCCACCGGAGCGGTGGCCGTATTCCAGGCGAAGATTATCTTGTAGGGGGGTAGGGCATCCCCCGCGAAGTCGCGACTCGTCAAAATGCCCCTGGTGCCGCCACCCTTCATTGTGAACACAATGGGGATGGCAGTGGAATACGGGGGCTCATTGCTCTGGCTATCCAACGTGTCGCTGCTAGCACCGACACTGTGAGCATGGTTCGGTGCGGCTATGCAGTCACCTTCGATGCGGCTAGCCCCGCTGCCGCACGCGGTACAGGTATGGGTATGACTCGGGACGGTGTGGGTATGGGTGTTTGACCCACCTGTTGTACCCGGCGTATCGCCACTAGCAGCGCATGCCTTCGGGTACCGACCATCGCATAAGCTCGGCTTCGTGTACGTCGGATCGTTGGTACTGGTCGTGCCGTCGGCTATCTCCCAGCCAGCGGGGATGCTCGTATAAGTCCCGAACCACCAGGCAATGAGCCCCTGTGGGATCGGCAGTTCCTTACAGTCCGCCGCAGTGATAATCGCTCTAGCCATCGCTACACCGCCACGTAGTCCATTCTCACGTCATCACCTGTCGCCGGAGCCCACGCGAAGGTGACGTAGCTGTTGCCGCTGGTGAACGTGTAATCCGTGGTGGGCCGCCTAAGCAACCCGTTCACGTAGACAGCTACCTTGGAGCTGGCCACTCCGCTCCCGATGTTGAACTGGGTCGTCGAGCCGTTCGGGGTGGTGGACGACTGCGCGTGCTGCCACAGCTCGCCGACAGTTGCCTCGGTACCATCGGATTTCTCCGTGTACCATTTCCCATCCGTCTTCGGGTACAGCCTCAACAGCCCACTTCCGGGTGCACTCGGCTTGCCAGATAACGCCACACCGTCCAGATACGGCACGGGATTGATTCCCGCCCACCCCCTCTCGTCAGTAATCGTGAGCGGCGTACCACTACCAGCCGGCACCAGCACCTGCGCCAGCGACTCCTCCCATATCGTTCCATCCTGCTGGAGGGACGGCGGGGCGGGCGACGCCGCCGGAACACCGGTCTTATTGACGACCGTGACGGTTCGCCCGTCGCTGGACAGGTTCAGCTTCACGACGATCCGGTCGATGCGCGGGTAGGTAGCATCCGGAGTGGCCAGCGCGACATTTTTGCTCGCGTCGTTCCGGTACCAGTACCCCTGCGTCATATACTCGCCGGTGTCCACGTTCACGCTGACACCAGCTCCGGCAGTCACCGCAAGCATATTCCCGACATCGCGGATCACCCCGTTGCGGAGGAGCCGGTGTAGGACCTCCGCAAGGTTACCGGACGTGTACTGGCGAGTGTCGCCGCTATAACCGTCGAAGAAGCGATAGTATTCGGCCATAACCAACTCCTTACTGCCAGTAGCCTATACATAACCACTCGAACAGATACGTAGTCCCTCCTCCGTCTGGACTCCATACCACGAAACTGGTAGTAGATTTCGATTTTTCGATGATCTGTGACCGATAGGGAGTCCCATCAGGATTAATGCAGGTAATCATGAGACTGTAACTGGTGTCCGCAAAGGTTAGTGGCAGGGAAACTGTGACCTGGATATTAGTGCCACTGAGGTTGCCTGCCGACACTCTACCCCAACATATTTGGAGACCCCCCAACCGGATTTGGCCCGCACTACTACTACTAATCTTTGGTACATCTGATCCGAGCTTAGTTCCAGTAGCCGCACCGTCTGCCAGCTTCGTACTAGTGACATTCCCATCCGCGATCTTCGCCGTGGTGACGGCACCATCCGCCAATTTGGCCGTGGTGACGGAGCCATCCGCGATCTTCGCCGTGGTGACGGCACCATCCGCCAATTTGGCCGTAGTCACGGAGCCATCGGGCACAGCCTGATCCTGCCTCACGGCCACGTCGGCACGGTCGATAGCCTGCCCCACCACCGTCAGCAGGTTCGCAGGCGGGGCCCCGAACGCTACCTCGATCTGCTCCCCAGTCTCCGGCTCCAGCGTCACCGTCACCTCGGTGATACGCAGGTGCTGGAGCACTCCCCAATCGAGGTTGCGCACCGTGACTACGTCGCCCAGGTCCCAGTCTTGCCGGTACTGGAACGGCCCGCCGGTGAGGATCTGGGCTTCCAGCCGGGTCTTCGGGCCCTGTTCGTCGAGCTTCGCCCGGCCCCGGTCCGCGAGCTTGGCCGCCGTGTCCAGGTCCCGGGCATCGATAAACGCCTCTCGCCGCGCCGTACCCGCCGGAACAGATGTTCCATCGTAGACCGTCACGATCTGCCGGGCCGCCCCCTCACCCTGACCGGCCACGTAGGCAAGCGTAGCACGGTTGAGCATCGTCCATTGGTAGCCGAGCGTCTTGAGGTTGCCGAAGTCCGGGCTGAAGATGATCGGCGGGTTGGTCGACTGCGCCGTGCTGCGATCCACCCCGGGCACAACCTTGAACTGGAGCCCGGTCGATATCCCGACCAGCTCCCAGCCAATCCCGCCCGCCCTGGCGCACTCCTCCAGCTTGTCTACCAGCATCTCATACCGCGCCTTCACAGCGATAGAGGATCCTCGCCCCTGGTCCGTCTCATTGCTGACGAGCGAGATAGCCCGGTTCGCATCGGCAGGCGAGATAACGTTGGCCGTCACGTATCCCTTCATTACCGTTTCAGCGGCACCGCTACGCTCATCATACGCCTGGCCAGCCGGCGGCAGGCATATGCGCCGCGTGATGATGTCCCCGCCGCGCACGGTCCAGACCTCAGATACCCGGCCCTGGTCGTCCAGCGCCAGCTCCCCGTGCTCGATGACGGCCGTGAATTCCACCTGGCCGTCCCGCACGATCTGGATCAGGTTGTCCTCGACCAGGTACTCCGCGCCTTTCGCGTACCGGGAACAGTGCAGTTCGAACGTGTTCGGCTGCTGCCAGCGCCGCGTCCAGGTAAGCGACGTGTACTCATCCAGCACCGCAAGGCGCTGCATGGAGCCGTTGAGGATCCACACCTGGTAGTCCGGATTACCGCCCGACATATCGGTTCCTCCACGAGACGAGCATCAGTGCCGATGGGTTGCTGCCCTCCTCCGCAAACTGGAGCTCGTTGTTGCCGGGCTCCAGCGACCAAAACTCGGAGTTGCTAGTGAGGTAGTTCATGATGTTCGTCTTCGCCCCTCCCGGAGCTACTAGACTCACCTCTTTGGCCCCGAACGCCGTGTTGATGTAGATACTGTAGCCCGACGCCACGTTATACTGGACCTTCATCGTCTTCCCGGTCGTGAGGTTAGTCGCCGACGGGTTCAGGCACGGGCCCACCAACGTGATCTCAACCGGCGCGTCCACATCGCCATCATTGGTAGCCAAACTCGCGCTCTTCACCGTCGCGAATGAGATCGGGAACTGGAACGGGAACCCCAGCCCTCCAGCCAGGCTCGCGGCCTGCAGCGTGCCGGGCCGGTACCAACACGGCTCCGCGGCAATCAGCGACACCACCGCCCGCTGCCAGGTAGGGCCGCTCGCATCCCCGCCAGGGAACTCTACCGCCTCCGGCACGGCATCCAGCCGCCACTCGGTGTCATCTGGGTCCGTCCAGGAGAGCGTCCCGGCGCCGAGTTTGGGGCTAAGTGCCCTAGCCAGCGCACGCCGCAGCACAAACAGCTGCTGCCGGCTAGATGCCAGGATCATCAGCTCGATGGTGACCGACCGTTCCTTGATCAGCTCATCCCGGACGGTCGAGCCGTCCTGGAACGGGGCCCTCTGCGTCTGTACCTCGGCCGGCCCGCCACCAGTACCCGTAATCCCCGTCACGATGTACGGACTGTCGAGTGCCAGCACGCTACCATTACCCGCCGTCCACCACAATCGCTCAGTCATAGTCCGTACTCCAGCGCGAGACTTCGTAGCATCCGTTCAGTCTGGCGGCGGTAGCTGGAGGGGGACAGCGGTTCAGGGGATTGGATCACTAGCTGCCCAACCAGCGGTCCCGCTGGAGTCTGGCGTATCCGGTTCAGCGGCACCACCGCCTCAGGGCCGGCCTCGCCAATCAGCGCAAGCGTCGGGCGAGTCACGACGCCGCCGGATTGAAAACCGGGGACACCCGCGGCCTCGAGGGCATTGTAGTCGGGGGCTCCCGCTGCCTCCCACGCAGCTCTCCTCGCCGCGGCATCCTGTTCGGCGGTAGTGCCGCCTCCCAAAGACGGCAGTGACGGTGTCGGGATGTTGAATGACACACCGCTCCGGCCATCAATCACGATCCAGCCAAAATCAAGGTGGATCGACCGCACGGCATCGCCAATCCACTCGGCGAGTTTCGCCCCCAGCTTGCCTAGGGCGTCACCCATCCCTGCGATGATCCCCTCGCCCATCTTCAGAGCGAACTGAATCAGTTTTGGTACGCCTTCGGTGACGATCCAGGTAGTGATGGTCAGCAACAGCCCCGCGAGCTTCGGCAGAATATCGATCGCCGCTTGCGCCACCCAACCGATAGCTGCCGGGAGCCACTGCCCAAGGAACGTCTGCACCAGCATCGGGGCATTGGCCGTCAGCCAGTCCATGACGTTGCTAATGAACCGCAGGAGCTGTGGCACGATGGCCACTGCTGCATCAGCCACCCAGTTGACCGCAGCACGCATCCAGCCCCCGAGCGTGTCGATTAACCCCGGCACCTGCTCGACGATCCATGCCAGGAGCTGTGACGCCAACTTGCCGGCCTCCGCCAACAGCGGTGGGATCATCGGCCCGATCCAGGCTATGAACTGCTGGCTCCACGCTGCCAGTAGCGGCCCCAGTTTCCCCGCGACATCCCCGACCAGCGCGAGAACGCCCTGAATGGCCCCGCCCAGATCTCCGCCGAGAGCCTGCCTGGCGATCCCCGCCACGCGCCCAAACCAGTCCATGGCATTCGCCGCGAACTCCTTGATCACCGGAATTGCCCGCATGAATGCGTTGACGAACGGCTCAACAGCGTTCGCAACGTCATCACCGAGCACCTCCCGTATCTTGTCCATCACGATGCCCATCGCCCCGGCATCTGTGGTGAAAGCGGCAACCAGCGCCCGCAGCGCGTCGGGCAGAGCCGTGGCCAGTCGTGTCACCACCGGTGTCACCGCGCTCAGGAGCTGGCTCAGCGCCGGTATAACCGCCCCACCAATCGCTTCCTTGACGTTGCCCAACTGCGTCTGCAGGATCGTGAGCTGACCCGCGAACGTCTGCCCGGCAGCCACCGCCGCGCCCCCAAACTCGGTCTGCAGTTCGCCGAGGATGACCTTCTGCGCACCCATGAGATCGCCGGCGTCCACCAACGCCTTGATCTGGGCTTCCTGCGCGTCCGTCAGCATGACGCCCACACGCCGCAGAGCCGTCACGCCCGCAATTGGATCCTGGAGCGCCTTACCAAGTTGGAGAGCCGAGCTCTTGAGGTCCTGTCCCAACGCCTGGGACATGTTCAGCACGGTCTCAGTGGCCGTAGGGAAGATATCCTGCCCGATATTCGTGAACGTGAGCAGCAGATTCTCGGCACTCTGGATTGCCTCATCCTCGAATGGCGCGATCTGCGATAGCTGCGTGGCCAGGTCGGCAACGGCATCTGCCGACATACCCGCCGCCCCCTTGGTGCTGGCCAGAACCGCATCGGTAGCCGCCGCGATCCGTTCGGACTCAATGGCGTCGCTCAGCAATCCGCTTGTGAGCCCGGCCAACGCATCCGACACGGCATTGATCCCGAGCCCTGCCAGCCCGATCTTGCCTAGGCCACCTACGAGGTTATCGATGGCGCCACTGACAGCTCGCATCGGGGCACTTGCGGCGTCCTTGGCGGTTATCAAAATCGAAAGAGATGCACTAGCCATTTCTCACCTTATCGGCCACGTCGAGAAGCTGCATCGCACGAAGCAGGGGTACAAGAGACACATGCTCCAAATCCTCGAGCTTATAGGCGGGGAACGTGCGGCAGATGACGGCCCGTTGGTACAGCATCACAAGTCGTGGTGAGGGGTTTGCACGCATACCGGCGAGCCATCTAGTAAACTCCTTGAGTTCGGCTTTTGGATACCTGCCATGCGCGGCTCACCCCCTGGATGAGAGACTGCATGTCGGCAGGCTTCAGTCGCCGCAACCCCGCCCGGTCTATCCCGCCGGGCAGGTCGCCCCCCTTGATGACGCGACCCAGAGCGTCTAGTATGAGTTTGAATCTCTGGCTCTCCAGGTCCTCAAAAAAACCGACGTCCATCTCGTCCGGATCCACCATGACGTAACGGTCCGCCAATGACCCGTCTAACTCGACACGAATCAGCTCTCCCATGTCACCTCCTAGCCAATCAAAAAGCCCCTGGATAACCCAGGGGCCGTGTGCACGATCAGAACACGGACTGTATTACCAGTGCGCCTGTCTCACAACCGAACCGATGTACCTTCGCCCATCACGAACGTAGGTGCTGATCACGTAAACGTAGCGGCCATTCTTATCGGCGGCGCTTACCATGGCCTCTACCCTAGCGTATTCGTTGCCAGAGACCGGGTTGCGATCTCCAGCCTCGTCGGCACTGATCCTCGCGACAGTGAGCCCGACCAGTCGTAGCCGGTATTCGTCCCTATCATTGTCCGGCTTACTGCCAGGAAACAGGGCACCCATCAGTCCCACATCCCGTGCGTACAGGGCTCGGACATATCCCTCCGCGATCCGTTCGGTACTCACCGGCTCGGCAGCCCGCGCGACAGTTGGCGAACCGGCTTGAGACTCTAGCGTCGCTGACGGGCTTGCACAGGCCATCATTACCAGGCCAGATAGCCATGTGATTACCAAGCCCACCCATCTGGTTCTCATTTCCATGGACCTCCTGTCATCGTAGTAGAACCAGTCTACCACGCGGAGGCCTGTTGGGATCACGAGAACGTGACCGCGCCGGTCAGCTTGTATGTAGCCTTAACCTTCATCATCTCCCCTACGTCAATGGGCAGGTCAAGGCCGGTCACAACGACGTTTGCCGTAATAGTCCGCGTCCCGTCTCCGATGACTAGCGCCGTGGACGATCCGAGCAATCCGCTGAGATATGCCCACGTGCCGGTGGTGTTGATGTTGTCGTAGAACAGCTCGTGATCTATGTCATCACCGCCCTTCAGACCGGCAATCGACTCGACCCAGTCATCGCCGATCGTCGTGACATCATGAGTCTTGGCCGATACCTTGAACCCTAGCGAGACAGTATCGGCTAGCAGTGACTGCCCGCCCAAGGTGAGGATTGTCAAGTCCTTGCCGTGTACCCGTGCCATGTCATTACCTCCACACTAGTAGCGCGCAAAGCCGGCTATGAATGTGCATGAACCAGCCACGTCAGCGGTCCATGCGGCGCGAACGTATCGCTTGATTGTACCTGTGACCTCAATAGTCGTGGCCCCAATGGCCGTTTTCCCACTGACAGTCGCGACGTCCGACCAGGGGTCTGTGCCACCATCATCGTTGGAATGCTGTATCTTCAGAGTCCAGGTGCCAGTGATCGCCGTGATATGGAGTGTGGCTCTGCCTCCATTGGCAGACGAAGCGCCGTTATCGCAACTCGCCCCTGTGCCGGTCGCTACCTCCGTCGCTAGCGGGTGCAGGAGCCGCCCGTGGAGACCCACCCTGCCCGTACCTCGTAAGGTACCCTTTAGCTTGATCATCTCACCGACATCGACTGGTTGGTCCCGCGACTCGAGGATCGCGTCGCTGAACAATACGCCCGCGTCGCCCACGGAGTCTGCGTTGCCATCGTAGACGGAGAGCACCCCGCCAGCAGCACCGAGCAGGTCCTCAAATTGCCGGCCGATACCTCCTACAGCCGAATCATAGAATGCCTCCAGATCCGCACTCCATACGAGAAGCCCGGGCCAGCTCTCGGCCCAGCCCCCACTGGCCAGCCTCGTTATATCGTGCGTCCGGCATTCCAGTTTTGGGCTGATTGACGTTACATCACCGCTGATATCCCGCCCCGCTAGGTAAGCCCGGCATGCCGAGCCATGCATTCTCGCCAACTACATCACCTCCCTACTGCTACGGCCAGACCGTGATGGCGAACACTACACCGAGGTATTCGACGGTACCCACCTCATGGAAACCATAGTCGCGCCACGATACGTCGAGTGTGGTTACAACGCCTGCCAATGTCTTATCGGCTGTCATGGCGGCAATTAGGCTCGATGTCCCGGTCGGGTCCAGATATGCATCCAGGCGGTCCTGCGCTCGTGATAGTCCGGCTGAGACAGGGGCCGCCAGCAGTAAGATCTCGAACGTATACACGCGGCTACCGCCGATCGCCGTCTCGGTGCTCATGCTCTGGGGCATAACGATAGCGGCCGGCACACGAACCTGATCCGGCCATGTGTCGTATGCATGCAGCCCAGAAATCGTGGCAAGCCGCCCCATGATCCCATCGCGAATGTCCGCTAGCTGCCCCATTTATCCTCTATCTCCTTGGCAGCACGAGCAAGGATGTTATTAATCTGGTGCTGAACCTTATCGAGGCTGCCACTGAACCAGCCTTTTGTGGGCTGGCCCATGAATGGTCCGGATCGATAGTGGTACCGGGCAGAGCCCTCGAGCGCGCCGCCGTACCGGAAGCCCTTCCCACGTTTCCCTCCCGGTTTCACACGATTCGGGAATACTACCTTTGCCCACAGAGGCACTTCCGCTTTTTGCAAGCGCCGCGTAATGCTCGACTCGAGTGCACCGGTCTGCTTGGGCGCTCGATGCCTGGCCTCGCGATATGCAATGTCCGTTGCCCGCTCCAGCGCACTGATCCACGGCCTAGCATGCACGGGATCATCGCGCAACAAGCGGAGCACCTTGCGAATGCCCTCCACCCGAATGTCGATCACCGGCTGCGCCATCAGCCTACCTCCAAACGTCGGTAGGTCTCCAGCAAATACTTAACGTCCCAGTCGAGCCGCATGATCACAGCAGTCTGCCCGAATTCGGGGTCACCAGTCACACCGAATGGCGCGTCCTTGCGGCGGTAGATACGCGAGCACTGGATGATGCATGCCTCCTGGACAGGAGCCGGAGCGCTAGCCGCATATCCGAATTTTCCGACCACTTTGACGCCGCGCAAAACGCCGGTCGGGAACGAGTAGTTCCCGTTCGGGCTCACCCGGATTGTGGTGTAGGGCTCGCCGTCCAGAGCGGCATTCGGTGGCTCTAGCTCGTAGTCCGTCGCGGCCCAATTCGTCTCGTAGACCTGATCCCCGTCTTCGTCGGTCGCGATGCTCGTGACGCTCACGATATCGTCTGTGAGCAGACAGTCGCTCTGAACAGCAGTGTAGTACCGCGCCTCGTCACTAGTGGTCGTGTAGAACCGCCGGCCGCAGTAGCGATCGATCCAGCGTGAGACGGCCGTGATAACTGCCTCCAGCGTTGTATCGTCATCCGTATCCGTGACCGCAATTCCCAGCCGCGATTTGAGGATATCCAGGCTGGTATAGCCGTTAGTGATTGCCATTTCATCCCCAACAAAGAACCCGCCGTGAGGCGGGTAAAAGCTAGCCCCCGAGCGTGTTCTTGCTACCCGAATACAACCCGACCGCCGCCAGCCCGGCCGCCAGCCCGGCCAGTACAGCCTGGTACCAGTCACCAAAACCCGGCACCACCTGCGCGGCCTGGTTAGCCACCACGATCACCACGCCGGCCACCACAGCCGCTAGCGGTGCCCATCGGTTCTCTAGCCCGAGACTCTTCGCTACCGCCACGATGGCGATGATGAGGGGCACAACGGCCACCCCTGCGATCTCACCTGGTATCATTGCGTCACCCCCTTGATCCCCAGGGCCGCGGCCAGTGTGGCCACCAGCCCGTACAGCCTGCTCTCCCAGGTTCTGGCCTGGCTAGCTGCTTCCACCTGCTTGAGCCGCGCGTCGTGGTCGGCACACCTCGGCGGGATCACCGACAGGTCCCGTCGTAGCTCGGCGAACTGCTCAGCCATCCGCTGCTCCAGGCGATCTATCCTGTCGAGCAGCATGCGGGGCGTAATCTGCCCGTTACCCTGCTCCATGCGTCACCTCATCTAGCCATAGAGGAACGGTGCCGCTCGCCTATTCGACCTCGTTCGGTGTTCAACATCAGCCGAACCCGGACCCATCGCATGGCGATGCTCCAGAAACCGGCCGGGGGCTCATATCGAGAACCCCCGGCCAAATCAGATACTAGCGTGACCAGCCTGTTACGAGGTAAGCGCATCCAGCATCGCCGCGAAGCTCTCCGCATGCCGCACAGCGATGTCCACATCCTGGAGCGCTACCACGCGCACTGTGCCGCTCGTGCTCCCGGTATATGGGTCAACCAGAATGTCCAGGACGCCCCACATGCCGATGATCAGATCAGCCCAGTTCCCGAAGAAGATCGCCGAGCACACACCAACGCTCGTCCCCTTGTCCAGATCACCCCGCACCTGATTGGTAACAAATGCAGGGTAGCCGTTCAGCGGGTTAGGACCACTCTCCCATACCGGGATATCTCCATACGTCGCGGTCTTGAGCGTCGTCTTCAGTTTGCCCCGCACCTTGGCATTGGTCATATAGGCCAATGCGCCCACATCCGCGTTATCGACAGCGACCTCAGTCTCCAACGCGACGATATTCTCCCAGGTCGGGGCTGCGCCATTTGTGCCACCAGCGACAGATCCAATACCGGGTGTCGCGGCAATTCCCCGAGGTTCGCTCGATGTCCCACTGCCGTGCAGCGCTGCCCGGTCAATCGCCAGAGCCAGCACCGTTGCCAGATCGCGCCGCACGAAGGCCTCAACATCAATACTCGATTGCAGCAGCAGTTTCCGACTGATGTCGGTGTACGCCCCGACCGTCTTCGGGCTGAGAGGCACCTGATCGACAGCCAGCTGGCTCTCAGTTGGCGCGCCCGACTCGGCCACCCAGTATGCCGTTGCACCACCGGTCTGGCGAGGTATGGCGACATTACCTTGTAGCCCAGACATGACTGTAGCGCCCGCTGCTCGCACCGCCATACGGTTGCGCAATATGTCGATGAATGACTGCGCGAGCAGATCGGTCGCGACGGTATAGCCACCCGCCGTATTGGTGCCAACGGTCAGATCGCGACGCTCGGACTCCAACCAGTCGTATGGCACGTAGAATCCATTGGGCTCCTTTCCGATCCGCTTGGCCACGGCCTCTGACGCCTCGCGCTCCAGTTCGGCCCCGCGCCAATCGTGATTGGCAGCAGCGCTGATAGCCCGCAGAATGGAGTACCGTCTAGTCTCGGACGGGCTCATGCCGATGCGCGGGTCCGGCTTCGCCGCTGGCTGTCCCGATCCCAGGCTCGCCAGCCAGGCCGCGCGGGCCTCCTGCTCCTGGATCGTGGTAAGCTGTCCCTTCAGCTCGTCCCACTGGGAGCGCTCCTCAGGGGTCAAATCTCGTTTCTCAGTAGTCGCCCGCTCGTGCAGCGACCGCAGTTTCTCCATGATCTCGTCTCTGTTCATCGTCCGCTCCGTAGTGTGAGTTCTAGGATCTCCAATTCCCTCGCGTATGACGCCAGCGAGTGGGCATAGCCCGGCTCGTTCTGGAGGGGAGAGTGGTCGTGCGCCGGCTCTCCACCGGCGAGGGTCCGTAGCTCGGTCGTCATTAGTTCCAGCTCGTTTAGGCCGGATCTGATCAGATTCCGGTCGGATTCGGTCAGTTTATAGCCATATTCCGCCGCAATCGCCAGCTGTCTAGCTCGATCCAAGGCAGGCGTGCCAGCGACATTAGCCAGCATCGTGGAACGCGCGGTGATCTCGGTGGCCGGAGCCGCCGGGAAAACAACGGGCCCCGCCTCATACAACCGCACCTCACGGAGTATTCGTTGGGGCATTTCCTCTCCAGCGGCTTGTATCCATTCCTGCTTGATGGCGTCGAACCATATGGACATGCCAGTGACTTCGCCCCGTTTCACGGCGTCCACGACAGGACGTCCCCATTCATTGTCAGGCGGATAGATGATGGCATGCAGCCCCCAACCATCCTCCTCCAGCTTGAGCGTCCCAGCTCGGGTGCTCCCCAGGACGATGTTGGGGTCATGGTTGAAAAACGCCTTGATGTCCTGTTCCTGAAGGGTCTTACGGAACGCCCCTGGCGCAACCGCTTCCCGCCAGAGGTCCCAGATCACATACTCATCATTGAAAACACTCGCGTGGCCTTCTAGCACAGCCCAATGCTTGGTCGTCTCGCGGACCTCGACCCCGACGAATGGGAACTGACGCTTCTCATGGCCGGCGGGCATACCCGTCGCGCTACGCAGGGCCGGTGGCTCCCTCCCGGCATCCCGGAGATGTGTGGCCAGGTGGCGCCACACGCCCTCGCGGTCGGCATCTGGAATGGTCGTTCCACCGTGTCCACCATTCAGCGTTCCAATGCCCTCCGTACACGGGGTCACAACCGCGGGGCCAATCTCACCATCCGCGCTGACGCGATGGTGGATGAATTTCCAAGCCTGCTTAGTTTGTGGATTAGCATCCGCGTCCTGATAGGCATGCGCCTCGCGGTAATACGATGCATTCTCATCGGTCCGAAGTCGGGCCCTATTAGCCGGCCCATCCCACGGCTCGTCCACGACGTCGGTATGGTGAGCCGGGATAGCAGCTCTCCACTCATGACTGCCGACGGCAGTCTCCGAGTCACCCCAATTCCCGCGACCCTCGCCCTCCTTGGCAGGCTCGAACGACTTGCCATCATGATCCTCGCAATGGCGTCGTGCCTGATCCACCGACCAGATATCCTTCGGGTATCGGTAGGATTCCTCAGTCATATTGTCCTGGCCCTTGAGACGGCCCATGATTATGTCGTATCGTTTGCCATCACTTTCTCGGCTAACCCGCCGGAAGGTATCTGGCTGAAAATCATCAGGGTTGCGGAGTCGACATGCATGTTCATTCGGATATGGCATTCTGCACCTCCATTCCGCTAGTACTCGCAGGTTGCTCGGTCACTTGGCCCGCCGGCATCATATTGCTCGGCATCCATAGATCATCCCCGTGGTGCACAGGTGGTGCACAGCTATAGCAGGCATGATCTCACCCCTCCCCGCCCGACACGCCACCAGCGGCGCCCTTTGGCAGCATATTGCCATTGATGTAGTAGACGCGGCCTTGCCCGTCGGGCTGTGGATTCATGTTCTCCAGCTCCCGCCACTCGTCAGCCGAAATCACCCCGTCCTGGAGCTGGATGTGTAGGGCCTCCGCGCGGGATTTGGCATCCCCACGCAGCAGGCCGTCGACCAGGAATTCGCAGAAATATCGACCCCTCTCGATTGGCCCGAACAATTTCCTATTAAGCTCCTGCTCCCACCGCACAAGCCATGGCCGCAGGGTATAGGTCACATAGCCGATACCCAGCTGCTCGATGCCGGACCCCCACGAGGTGTCCTTCGTCTCGTGCTGGATCATGTGGAGCGGCACGCGGAATATCCTGGCGATCTCCTCGACCTGGAAGCTCCTCGTCTGGAGGAACTGTGCGTCCTCGTTCGGCATCTGGACCGATTGCCAGTCCAGATCGGCATCCATAATGGCGACGCTGTTTGACCCAGCACCCTGGTGCAAGCGCTGCCATTCGGCACGGAGGATGTCGCGCTGCTCTTTCGTAAGCCGGCCCGATTTCAGCTTGAGGATCCCGTTAGGCGTCGAGTCGTTGCCGAAAAAACGCGCGCCGTATTGTTCGGCTGCCAGGGCCAGTCCCATGGCCTGACGATGATACGCAATAGGCGACAGACCAATGATGCCATTGAATGATAGGCCCGGGATATGGAGCACCTGCTGGGCTGTGAGCACGAGTGGCTGAGACCGCCTGTCGCCCGGCCCCGAGGTGTCAGGTTGGCATATGTATCGCAGGTTGCCATCTGGTGCCCGCTCGATGTACATCCGCGCCGGATGTAGCGGCCAGAGCGAGATATACGCCCCATCTGGCACGATTTGAGCGTAAGCATTGCCCCATAATAGGAGATGGAGCATCATCGTCTCACGGAGGACAAAGCTAGTCATTTCGGGATTTGGCTGATCGTGCAGTACCGGGTATAGGGCATGATCCACCGCCCTATCCTTGCCCCCACCGCCACGCCGGCGGTAGACGAACAGCGGCAATGAGGCCACGCTCTCAGCCAGCACCCGCACGCAGGCGTATACCGCGCTGATGCTGAGCGCCGCGTTCGCCGTCACCTGAACCCCGCTCGCGGTGCTCGACGCAGCCACACTGCGCCACAACTCCGGCGAGAACGTGACGCCGCGCCGTTCCGGCTCGACCTCAACCCCGAGCAATCGGGCGAATATGCTACTCATCGTAGTAGCCTCGTCATCCCCATCCCCACCAGCACAATCCCAAGCCAGACGATGCTAAGTGCTGGCAAAATCGAAAATAGGCCAGCCGCAGTTACCCCGATGCCAACTAGTAGCAGCCCATCCGTAATCACATCTCTCATAACACACTCAGTAGCTCCCCCGCGTCGCGGTACTGGTGGTTGGCATCACCATGCCTCATCAGCCGATCCAGCGCCATCACCAGGGCAACGATCCCGTCGATCTTTCCCTGGCTCGCAGCCTTGTCGGGTTTCAGATTGCCCGCCGGATCCTGCTTCACAGCCACGTTCCCGGCCATCCACCGCAGCACGGGATTGCCGCCGTGGTGGAGGCCGCGTGCCAGCAGCCTGCGCTCAAACTCCTTCATGGGCGCGGCCATGCTCAGGAAACCCTGGCCCATTCCGACTACCTTCAGCCCCTCGTCGGCCAGTTCCATGGCAAGTTGGTAACCCTGGAACAACCGATCTACGTTGAGATCAACCAGCCGGAACTTGCTGGCATCGGCCAATACCCGGCTCTTCACGGCCTGATAGTCCACCGCGTCACCCGGCGTGACCGTCAGGTAGCCAGCCCGAGCCCATGCCTGATACTGAGCCGCGTACTGATTCGCAGGATCAAGCAGGCGAGCCTCCGGGCACCAGAACCGCGCGAGTATGTCCACCGCCTCCGACTCGCCTTCACGCGAGAAGACCATCACCCACGCCGTGAGATCCGACACGCTGGCCAGGTCCAGTCCGCCATAGCAAACCCTCCCCGCGAGATCCTCCTCGCGGATCAGCCCACCGGCGTTGGCATCCCACAAGTCGAGGTCGATCCAGCGGTCGGACTGCTGCGTCCAGACGTTCAGGTGCAGCCGGAGGAAGCCGTTCTGCGTGGCCGGGAGATGCCGGGCCTTCTCCGCCTTCCGCTCCAGGTCATCGATCTTCACTGATACACCCAGGTTTGGATTCGCCTTTGCCCATGCTGCTGGGTCATCCCATCGGTCGCCTTCGTCGATCGTCGCGATGTACGCGAACCAGGTATCGTCCTCGATGCTCCGCTCCAGGAGCTGCATCGAGTATTGATGGTGCTCCCAACAGATGGACTCCCGGTCGTAGCCGGCAGTCGTAATCTCTAGCTGTAAAGGCTGCCGCCGAGCACCGGTAGCCGTTTCCAGCACGTCCACCACATCTCGGGTGCGGTGAGCATGCAACTCGTCGATCAGCGCCCCATGGACGTTCAGCCCATCCATTGTGTCGGCATCAGACCCCAACGCCAGGAAGCGACTCGCCGTAGCTTCAACGGTGAGCGCATCGCTGGATCGCCAGTGCCGCACCATCCGGCTGAGTGCTGGTGACGCTCTCACCATGCGAACAGCTTCGCCATGAGTAATTTTGGCCTGCTCACGCTTGGTGGCTGCCGAGTAGATCTCAGCCCCAGGCTCGCCATCGGCAACCATCAAGTAGAGACCAATGCCCGCGAGAAACGTGCTCTTCCCATTCTTCCGGGGCACCTCAATGTAAGCGGTCCGAAACCGCCGGAGCCCATCCGCGCGTTTCCAGCCAAACAGGCACCACAGAATGAATTGTTGCCACGGCGAAAGCTCAAAACCCTGCCCCGCCCATTCGCCTTTCGAGTGCTTCAGGAACCCGAAAAACTTGATAGCATGCTCTGCCGCTTGTCGGTCAAACCGAAGGCCCCGTTTGGGACCCTCTTCCAAATCTTGCATGTGTCTCTCGACGGCTAGACGTATCAACCGACACGCCGGGATGCTGCCATCCAGCACGCCAGCGATGTACCCCGCCACTGGATGTTTAGCCATTCTTGGACTTCAGGAACTCCTCCAGCGGGTCATCCCCCTTCTTCTCAGGCACTGCCAGCTTCACTCGATCACTAGGCGATAGTCCGAATTTACCGCCGTACAGCGACAGTTTCTCCAGCATCTTCACCATGGTGCCAACGGCTGCTCTCGGGCTTTCGTATCCCGAGTCGGCAACCTGGACCATCCCGTTTCGTTGAATATCCTTCACCGCGTCCACATAGAACGCCCACGTCTGGCAATACGCAGCAAACGCCGCGCGGTCATTGTCGCTGGCCAGCAGCCCAAGGCTCGCTAGCCGGGGCGCGAGGCGGTTCCACTCACGCTTCGCCTCGACCGACAGCCACTCGGGCCTCGACGGGATGCCAGGATCGGGCTCCGGCTCATTCTTGGGCAATGGGCGCTTGCCCGGGTTGCCTTGGATGATTTTCAGCTTGGTTGGTTTTGGCGGTCTTCCGGTTCTGGCCATCTAAACCCCTGGGGACTTTCGCGATTGCTCGCTTTGGACTGGGGCCACGGTTCTGGGCGGCCGGTTGGGGAGATTTGACACCCCCTACCCTGCTCGGCGCCGGCTGTTGCACCGATGACACAACACCCGACAGTTCTCGGCAGTGGATGTGCCGCCCCGGGATAGCGGCACGATATGGTCTCCGGTCAACGGGTTACCCGGCGTCCCACTCGTGCCGCATATCGAGCACCAGGGCTGCTCCCGGATCGCCCTCTCCACGATGCGGTACCATGCGGCCGTGTAGCCCCGCTCCTGGCGCGTGCCGCGCGGCGCCTCAGGCAATCTGTGCTGTGGGCATCGGCTGCCGTCTCTGACGAGATTAGGGCAACCGGGAACGACGCATGGCCGGAGCGGGTTGGTCGGCATGGCTGAATCAAAAAGCCCGCTTGAAGCGGGCTCTGGAGATACTTCTACACTCTAGCAGCATGATAGTGGTTGCTGTCCCCGATGTCAATACCTTTTGCAGGATTATCAGCCAGGCCAACCCAAGTATCGGGCCATTCGTTGGACTGCTCGTTGATAGGCCGCCAGTGCTGTCCCGTGGCGTAGCCGATATGTGACTTCGAACTCGCGCAATGGATAGCCGTCCATAACGGCCTTGACCGCGTTCCACTCAATGGACCAAATAGGGAGTCTCACCCAGGCCCCCTCAATATCAGCCATGATGTCGCAATACCGGAGGGGATCAGAACGGCGACAACCACGCGGGACAGACGGGGAGGACACAGGCACAATGCTACCAGGCGTGCGGATGGCGAACTCACGCAGTTCAGACCAATGCTCCAGCCAGTAAGCTATTCGCTCGGGTGTATAGTAACCCTCGAACTCACGTACCTCGACCATCAGCATCCTCCCCTCCGATCGTCTCAATCACCAGCCATTCCTGGCCCTGCGAGCGTCCACTATTGCCTGCTCCGACTCGGAAAGCTGTTTATAGGCTCGTTGCAATAAACGCCACATTCTGCTGCTCCCGCTCCACCGGATACGAGAAAACTCAGTGACTCGC